CCCCACCCCCATCTGGACAGGGGGGTGGGGGGCAGGGGGCTGGCTTTTTAGGTAGTCTGAAAACATAGCACCATAAAACCAAAGGGTTAATAACCCGTTAACTTGCCCACCCCCGAAATCCAGACTACGATCCTGAAAAAAGGGAGCGGCCCATGCAGGTGCGTGACATCGCGAGCGAGGAAGAACTGGAAATTGTGATCATGGAGTTCATCGACGTGCTGGACCGCACGCGGAGCATCAACGCACACGCCCTCACGCTCGTTGGCGACACGCCAGCAAGGGCGAAGATCGAAAAGGACAACGAAGTCCTCCTCGACCTGCGGAACCGTCTCTGGAGGCAGTTTCAGCCGCTGTTCGTGGCCGACAGGCTACAGTGACCCAGTCAGGTCCAAGCCCCAGCGCCGAAGCGCTGGCGTGTCGTGCGCTGCCTGCTGGTCATCAGCTTGGTGGCGAGCATTTCACTCATCCCACCGTGAGCCGTCACGCATGCGTATTGGAGCGCGTCCGCGATGTGGGAGAACTCGTTCTTCTCAGGGATGGGCTTGCGCATGCCGTTCTTCATGCGCGCGTAGCGGTAGCCGCCAGACAGTGCCCGGATGAGAGTGGGGCAGCGCTCCCTGTCGATGACCAGCGCGGGTCCGCCGTCCCGCTGTCCCAAGAGCCATGCCTCGACCGCCGAGATGCGCTTGGCGATGTCGTTGGTCGGGGCGGGGTAGGCGCGCAGCCCGTAGCGCTTGACGAGATCGAACGATGTCTCTTCGTAGAGCGTCGAGCGCTGGCGTCCAGCCGGGTCGCCCACCACGATGATGCTGCGCCCGATGTAGCGGTCCTGCATGAGGACAGGCTTGATGCCACGCTGCAACTGCACCTCCAGCCCCACGTCTTCCGCGATGATCTCCTCCAGCACCAGCAGCCTGCCCTTGTGGTCGGGCTGGCAGATCACGGCGCAGGGGTCGCGTCCGAAGTCAAGACCCATGAGAAGCGGGTAGCTGGAGACGGGCTCCACCTCGTCCACCACATGAAAGCTGAGCTTGAAGCTCTCGCGGAACACCGCCGAGCCCGATGGGTCGTTGCCGTATTCGGCGTAGACATAGCGGCGGCACCAGTCCGGGGAGTTGGAGCGCACAAAACGCTCGTAGTACTTGCGCCCCTGCGCACGCCTGATCTCGTTGTCCGGGGGGAGCTTGAGCGTGTCGGGGGTCTGGTTGAGCCACTCAAGGTTTTCGGCCTCCTCGGACATACCTGACGGCTGGATGAATACCTGCCAGTCCGGGGGCGTCTCCAGTTCCATCAGGCGGTGCCACGATGAGCCCTCCGAGGGCATGTTCGTGTCGGCAATGATGCCTGACCATGTGCAGCCGCCCTGCGCTGCGGAGGGGTAGCGACCGATACGACCCGCGAGCGGGGAGACGATACCTACGTCCATTTCGATGCACTCCGACATCCACGCACCAGTCAACTGCATGGACAGCAGGCGGCGCTGGTCATCGGGGTCATCCAGAGGGATCAGCAGCCACTCCGAGCGCACGTCACCCACTTCGATGTAGATGGCGCTGTCGGAGACCTTGTAGGTCGCCACGCCCTTGAGCCATGACACGATATCCTTGAGGACCGTGTCCTTCAACTGCTTGAGCGTCTGGCGGACGATGGCAAAGCGGGTGTAGCGCAGCCCGTCCGGTGCCTGCTCCTGCTCGCATGCACGCCTGAAAAGCTCAAAAAGACATGCTGTGGTCTTGCCGGAACCGACCGGACCCGCGATGAGCCGTCCGAAAGCCTCGGACTTCATGAAGGAGGCGCAGGTTGGCGGTGCCGTGTAATTGATGCTGGTCATTCGGCGGTTCCTTCATGGTCGATTACCTGAGCAGGTAAGGACTTTTCGATCTTCAACTGCTGGTCCGCACCCAGATTGATGGTCACGGAGAACTTCTCGCCGCCCATGCTGGCGTCGAAGTTGTTCCCGCCGATGCCTGCGAACTTGGAGATGGTCTTCAGGACCTCCACCTTGGCATTCAGGGGCTCTTTTGGGTCGTGCGCGCGAGCATAAAACTCGGGAAGAGCCTCCTCCACGAAGGCCAGAGACTTCAATTTGACCCTTTCGGTGGTGTTTCCAGCCGACTGCCAAGCCTCGATTTCGGACCTTAAAAGGGCCTGAAAATGGGCATTTTCGCGCAGTTTTTCCCAGTTTTTGGGGCTAATTTCGTGAATTTCGAGGATTTCGTCCACCGGACGGATGTCCATCGCGATCTCGCGTGCGAGCTTGACGAGGCCGATGTCGTGAAATGGGTCTCGCTTTTCGATTTCATTGGTCATATAGTTCGCTCCCATTGGGGGTGAGGGTTGCAAAACACCCTGACCATACTGTATCTAAGCATCAAACGTCGAGAGCCGGGAAAAATTCATGGCTGTGCAAGCGCTGGGGTCAGTCCTCCGGGTCATCGGACCAAATCAGTTGGATGCTGCCCTCAAGGCGCAGGATGACAAGGCCGCAGCCGAGGGCAGGCCCGCCGACAATACCGACTTCTCCAGCCTCGCCAGCTTTATTCGGCGTGAATACGACATCATGAAGCGTCATCGCGACAACACTTCGGCAGGTTGGTCGGATCGACTGCTCAATGCGTTGCGTGTATTCAATGGTCAGTATGACGCGGCCAAGTTGAATGACATTCGCAGGTTCGGCGGGTCAGAGGTATACGCCCGGGTTGTCGCGATGAAGTGCCGTGGGGCCTCTTCGCTTCTGAGGGACGTATACCTGTCGCCCGACCGTCCGTGGGGCCTCGACCCGGCTGATGATCCGAAAATCCCCGACGACATCATGAAGGCCATCAACCAGCTTGTGTCTTCCGAGATCGCCGGGGCAGCGCAGGGCGGCATGGCTCCCCCTGACATCGACCAGATCAGGGACCGCACCGCGCAGCTTGTGGAGGCCGCGCGGCAGGCCGCGAAGAAGAAGGTCTCGGGTCAGGCGCGCATTGCCGAAGACAAGCTGGACGAAATCCTCAAGCAGGGTGGCTTCTACAAGGCACTTGCCGAGTTCATCACCGACCTGCCGCTCTTCCCGTTCGCGTGCATCAAGGGTCCGGTGGTCAGGATCGTGCCCACGGTTACTTGGGAGAGTAATCAGGCCATCGTCAGGCAGGTGCCGCGCCTCACATGGATGCGCGTGTCGCCTTTCGACCTGTGGTGGACGCCGGGTGTCTCGGACATCGAAGATGCCGCCGTCATTGAACGCACGCGCCTCACGCGCGCCGACCTCAACGACCTGCTGGACCTGCCGGGCTACAACCAGCAGAACCTGCGCACCGTGCTGGACCTCTATGGCCGGGGCGGACTGGTCGATCAGTCCGACTACACAGACAGCGAGCGCGCCACGCAGGAGAGCCGCGAGAACCCGCAGACTAATCAGTCGGGCATGATCGACTGCCTTGAGTACACCGGGAATGTTCAGGGGCGCATGCTGCTGGAATACGGTATGGATGAGAAGCTCGTCTCCGATCCGCTGCGCGACTACTACGTTCAGGTCTGGCTCATCGGCAATTACGTCATCAAGGCACAGCTTGCCCCTTCCCCGCGCAAGCGCCACCCCTACTACATCACGTCATTCGAGAAGGTGCCGGGCACCCCCGTGGGTAACGGGCTCCCCGATATCCTCAACGACATTCAGGAGGCCAGCAACGCCACGCTGCGCGCCCTGATCAACAACCTGTCCATCTCGTCGGGTCCGCAGGTGGTGGTCAACGATGACCGCCTCGCGCCCGATGAAGATGGGGAAGACCTCTACCCGTGGAAGCGCTGGCACGTCACGTCCGACCCCATGGGCGGCAACTCCAGCCAGAAACCCATCGACTTCTTCCAGCCGAACTCCAACTCGCAGGAGTTGCTCTTCGTCTACCAGCAGTTTGTCAATATGGCAGACGAGTTGTCTGCTATCCCGAAATACCTCTCGGGTGCGGGAGCCACGGGCGGCGCGGGGCGGACAGCTTCGGGCTTGGCCATGCTCATGGGCAACGCCTCGAAAATCCTTCAGACGGTGGCTGCGAACATCGACCGGGATGTACTCGACCCGCTCCTCTCTGCGCTCTACGACATGGTCATGCTCACCGACAATTCGGGCATCCTGACGGGCGAGGAGAAGGTGCGCGTGCTGGGCGTCTCGGTGGCAGTCCAGAAGGAGACCCAGCGGGCTCGCCAGCTTGAGTTCCTCCAGATCACGGCCAACCCCGTGGACGCCCAGATCGTCGGCCCCAAGGGGCGCGCGGCGATCCTGCGCAATGTCGCTTCCACCATCGGATTGCCCGGCGAAGAAATCGTACCCAGTGAGGACGAACTTGACGTGCAGCAGAAGATGGCGCAAGCATTGGCCCAAGGGCAGTCGATGCCCGGCCACGCCGGAATGGGCGAGAATGCTGCCGATGCGCAAGGCGGGCGGGCTGGAACGGGTGCTTCTGGGGACATGGGTCCCCGTACCAATATCTCAGGAGGGTAGTTATGCCTGTTACAAGCGGAAAGACGACGACCCAGAGCAACAGTTCCAGCAGGACGACCAGTGGGTCTCGCGAGACGGGTAATTACAACCGTCTGGCGGCATCGCTGAACGGCACGCCTCCCAACGCCACGCGCGGCCAGAGCAGCAGCAATAGTGGCAGCGGTCTCGGCCTCACGGTCAGCAAGACTATGCCGGGCAACACGGCCTATGGCCCGGCTGGCGGCATGGCTACGAGCTACGGCACACGGGCTCCCTCCAGCGGGAACTCACGCGCTGCGGGGCAGAACGTAGGTCCCGCCAGCAGCATGGCGCAGTCTGCTCAGAAGTCGGCAAAGCAGTACATTTCACCGAACGCGACTACCGTTATGGCCGCTCCTCCGAGCGGTCCCAACTACAAGAAGGTGCCGCTCGCGGATGTCGCGAAGCGGATCGCCACGGCTTCCAAGCAGTTCGGAAAGCAGTTTGGGAAGAAGCCCGTCAAGCCGGGCATCTCCGACGACATGCTTCCGGGTTCCCACCTGAAGCCCCCGACCCGCTCTGTCACCCCGCTGCCGATTACCTCTGTTCGTCCCGGTGGCAAGGCCAATGGGCCTCTAGGTGCTGGTTGGCAGGATCGCGTTCCCAGCGGCAAGGCGGCTGGTCCGCTTGGTTCTGGCTGGCAGGAAAGGGTCCCGGGCGGACTGCCTCCGCCTACGGGCGAGAGCTACATCAAAACCAAGTGATTACCTGATCAGGTAAGGGGGCGAATATGAAGGGCAAGATCAAGGGTTGCACACATCACGAGAGCAAAGTTCTCAAGATGGCCGGGGGCGGCACTGTGCTGAATACGTACAGCAAGAAAATCCCCTACATGATGGCTGAGCCAAAATCGACGCGCAGCACGCTCAAGACGATGGGTCCGCCCAACGTCAAGGAGGTCCAGAAGCGGACTGATAAGAACAGCGATGGTTCGCAGCAGTACGTTCGCGGGACCAAAACCCATGAAAAGCTGGGTACGCTGATCAACAACATGAAAGCTCTGGAGCCGCAAACGAAAGCAGCCGAGCGCAAGGTAAAGGAAGCCCATTCTTCCGACGATGCCACTTTCAAGAAGGCCCTTGATGACCGTGATCGCGTCTGGAGCGGGGATAACATGCTGACCCGTGCTTTCATCGACGAAGTGAGCCGGAAAAAGAAGAAATGAAGGACTATTCCAAGTCCAGCGGCATGAAGTCTGCCATTCGTCAGAAGCGCGGACCCGGCATGAACCTCGGCTTGAAGAAGCCGCGCAAGAACACCTTTCCGAAGGTGGAACCCTACGAGCCGTCGAAGGCTATGAAGAAAGCTCAGAAGGTGGTATCGGGGACGTATCTTCCTCCCTTTGCTCAGGGGGGGATGGGCAAGCAACGCAGGAAGTCGAGGTGATACCATGAAGATGAAGTCGAAGATCAAGTCCACCAGTTCGTCCGGGTTCTCGGTCAAGGCTGGTGGCAACAAGATGTCGGGCAAGAACTCTGTCGGCCCGCAGACCCCGGGCCAGTCCACGTCCGGTGGACAGAAGTCCAATCCCCCGGTCAAGGGCGGACGGACGGGCGTGATGGGCAAGCAGCGCGGCGCAGCCCCGGCAACCCCCGGTGGCGTGTCCTCTGGTGGTCGCAGCGCTGGTAATTCCTTCTCGGTGCAGGGCGGCGGTCGCAAGATGGCCGGGTTCACCCCCTCCTCGCCCGCGAAGGCCCGGTAAGCAACTCTCAAGAAGGAAACTGAACTATGGTTGCACGCAAACTGGCCATTGACAGCAGCGACCTCGCTGGTGCCATTGGCGACTTCACCTCTGCTACCAACGCCATTACGGCGAACGCTGGTGGCGGTCAGGCCAACGCAGTTCTCCTCACGGCGACGATCAACCGCGTCACCGTGGTCGCGACTGCCGCTGACAGCGTCAAGCTCCCTGCCGCCAAGGCGGGTTCTTGGTTGATGGTGTTTAACAAGGACAGCACCGACAGCATGAACGTCTTCCCGTCCACGGGAGACAACATTAATGCCCTGTCGGCTAACGCGGCCTATGCCCTCGCGGCGACCAAGGGCGCAGTCTTCGCCTGTGCCGTTGACGGGACGTGGGACACGATCCTGACCGCCTGATGAGCGCTGACCGCGAACTCATCCTTGCAGCCGCAAGGCTTGCCCGGAGCGCCCCCGAGGGCTGGAAACAGTTCTTGGGGGCCTTCCAGATGTACACCAACTCCCAACGCGATAACTGCGTCCAGTCTCCCCTCGACATTCTGCCCGTAACCCAAGGCCGTGCCCAGTGCGCTGCGCAACTCCTTGGCTTATTCGCAGACTGTTTATCGAAGGCAGACGCGATTGAAGGAAAACGCAAGTGACCCAGACCCTCCAGAACGACCCCAACATCAAGCTGCCAGCCGCCGTCCGCGCCGCCGCAGCCCGTTCCGACCAGATGTACAACCAGTACCGCGATCAGCCCATTACCCCTGAAGGTAATGGCGAGCAGTCGCAGGAACAGCCCACAGGCGAGCAGCAGTTCCAGCAGGAGCAGGCCGCTGAGCAGCCGCAGGAGCAGCCCGCCCAGTCCGCGCCGAAGGCCGAGGACGAAAGCTGGGAACACAAGTACAAGTCCATCCACGGGCGCTTCATGCGCGCGCAGGACCAGATGCGGTCCATGTCGGAGGAAATCCAGAACCTCCAGAACATCATCGCAACGATGCAGACATCCCAGACCTCGGAGACGCCGCCTGAACTGCGCGCCGAGCGCCTGATCACAGATGATGAACTCCGCGACTACGGCGACGATTTCCTCAAGGTCGTCGGCAAGAAGGCCAAGGAAGAACTTGTGCCGATTATCCAGTCGCAGGCCCAGAAGATCGAAGAACTGGAGCGCCGCCTGTCTGGCGTCACCAATGTCGTCCAGCAGGACAACACCCAGAAGATGCTGGACACGCTCGACCAGAAGCTGCCCAAGTGGCGGGAACTCAACACCGACCCCGAGTTCCTTTCATGGTTGCGCTTGCCAGACCCGTTTTCTGGTGCTATTCGTCACGAAATGCTGAAGGCAGCATACACGCAAGGTAACGCCTCCCGTGTTCTGGCCTTCTTTAACGGCTTCCTCGCTGAAGAGGCTGTTGTGGCACCCGCCAAGGCGGAGCCGGATACCGGAGGCCAGAGGGTCTCCAAAGTCCCGCTCGAAACCCTAGCGGCACCCGGCAGAGCCAAGTCGGCGGCAGGCAATGCGGCCCCCGCTGAGAAGCCCATCTTCAAACGCGCTGACATCGCTGCCTTCTATGCGGACGTTGCTGCGGGGAGATACCGTGGCAAGGATGCAGACAAGGCCAACCTCGAAAGGCAGATTTTCGAGGCTCAGCGGGAAGGGCGCATCCGTTAACAAGACCCTTTTCTGAGGAAACCAAACCATGGCCATTCCGAGCGCAGGTTTTCCCGTAGCCACTGGCATTACGACCCCGGCAGTCTATCCGTCTGGTTCGACCGGGAACGCCTTTCAGACCAACGGCTTCATCCCCGAAATCTGGTCGGGTAAGCTGGTCGAGAAGTTCTACTCCTCGACCGTTCTGTCGGCGATCTCCAACACCGACTATGAAGGCGAAATCCGCAATCAGGGCGACCGCGTGCGCATCCGCACCAAGCCGACGATCACCATCCGCGATTACAAGGCGGACGGCTCACTGGAGCTTGAGCGCCCCGAAGGCAACGACCTGACCCTCTACATCGGCAACGGCAAGTACTTCAACACGATCCTTGACGATGTCATGGACGTGCAGTCCGACCTGAACGCCCTGTCGATCTGGTCTGACGATGCTGCACAGCAGTTGAAGATCAAGGTCGATACCGATGTCCTCGGCGGCATTCTTGGCGGCATGGCCAACAAGAACAAGGGCACCACCGCAGGTCAGATCACCTCTTCGATCAACCTCGGTGCCACGACCACGCCGCTCGCCACTGTCGCCCGTTCCCCGTCTGTCGGTCAGGTCGAAATCCTCGACGTGATCCTGCGCCTTGGTCAGGCGCTGGACGAGCAGAACATCCCTGAGGATGGTCGCTGGGTCGTCATGCCCGTCTGGGCAACGGCGCTCCTGAAGTTCTCCGACCTTCGTCAGGCCTACCTGACGGGCGACAGCGTCACCCCGCTGCGCAATGGCCGGATCGGCATGATCGACCGCTTCACGATCTACTCGTCCAACCTCCTGCCCGCTGGCGTTGCTGGCGGTCTGGCCGCTGGCGAGTTCGCGATCTACGCTGGTCACTCTCATGGCCTCACCTTCGCCTCGCAGATCAGCAAGGTGGAGACCCTGAAGTCCGAGATGACCTTCGGCACGATCCTCCGTGGCCTTCAGGTCTACGGCTACCAGATCGTTGACGGCACTGCTCTCGCGCAGGCTATCGTCACCAAGGCCTGATCGGCTTTGACGCAGTAATCGGAGGGGACGGCAATCCCCTCCGACTTCTCAAACCACCTCACAGGACGGGGGAACTGACATGTCGCAATACGCAACTTCTGTAGGCAGTCTGAACGCAGCGGTAGATATCGTCGCGAACAAGGCTGATGCCCTGAATACCCGTGCCTATGCGGCGATCACTGCGGACGATCCGACACTGACCGCCGCGCAGATGTTCAATGCAATTGCGAACCTCTCTGGTCAGACTGCTTCTCAGCAGGTTACAACGGCCACTGCGGCGGCGATTGTCGCGCTCATGCCGGATTGTCAGGTCGGCCACACTTTTGAGTTTGCCATTCAGAACGCGAACACGAGTTCTGGAACCGTTACGCTCACGGGCGGTGACGGCGTCACGATCTCGGTAGTCGGCACGGCTGCACAGCCCATTGCGACTACGCGCCTCTTCCTTGGCCGGGTAACGAACGTGGCTACCCCGGCGATTACGCTCTACGCGGTCGGTCAGGTAGCCTAATCAAAGAGGGGGCTACGGCCCCTTCTTCTTACTTCGTGAGGTAATGATGGCGCTCGACACTGTTCAGGATTACATCGACAGGGCTCGGGTTCTTCTTCTGGACGAAGTCGAGCCGTACCGCTACCCCACGGCGGACTTGGTCGAGAACCTCAACATGGGCATCCTTGAGGCGCGCAGGCTGCGCCCGGATATCCTCCTCGCCTACCTTCGGACCACACTTCCCGATTTCAACATTGGTGCGCTCAACGCGACAGTGCCAATCGATGCCCAGTACCGGGTGGCGTTCGTCTACTACATTTGTGGACATGCGCAGCTTCGCGACGACGAGAACGTGCAGGACAGCCGCGCGGTGACATTCCTGAACAAGTTCACGTCCCAAATGCTGACCCTGATGGCGTGAGGAACTGATGGCAAGCCCAGACATCAACCGCTTGATGGACAATGCAAGGGTCAAGCTGCCGGGTGCGCTCGACAGCATGCTTCAGATTGAACTGTTCTCGGTGATGAAGGAGTTTTTCGAAGGCTCCAACATCTGGGAAGAGGATATCCCCTTCTCGGTGACGCCGACCAGCTTGTCCCGTGTGACCAATCCAGAGGCTTATACCTATGATATCCTGCCCACCGAGGGCATGATCATTCGTCTTTTGGGTATTACGGATGGAGACGGTTTTCCCCAGCACGGGGAAATGCCTATTCCCGGCGCGGTCATACTCACACATTCCCCGAATGTAGCTGGAACCTATACCGCCAAGGTCTCCAAGAGCGTCACAGACCCGGTTACCCGTCAGGGGTATCCCATTTTTCCGGCATGGGTTCTGGAGCGCTACTTCAACGAAATCCTTTCGGGCCTTCTGGGCGCGATGATGGGGCAGATTGCCAAGCCCTATTCCTCGCCGCAGATGGCCCAGTACCACCTGCGCAAGTTCTCTCAGGGCATTGCGCGGGCAAACAATGAACACGCTCATGCAAATATCATGGGCGGGCAGCGCTGGCGGTATCCGCAAAGCTTTACTACCCGCCGAAATCGCCGTATCTAGTTACCTGCTCAGGTAAGGGGAGACCCCAATGGCCGTCTACAACAAGTTCAACCAGTTCGTGAAAGACCTGATCGACGGGAAGCACAATTTCTCGTCCAATACCTTCAAGGTCTTCCTGACGAACACCCAGCCGACTGCCAGCATGACGGCCAAGGCCAGCATGACCGAGTTGTCGGCGGGCAGCGGCTACACGGCTGGCGGCAACACCATCACCATCACGACATCGGTGGCCTCCGGGGTTGCCAAGGTCAGCGCTTCGAATACCACGTTCACTGCTGCGGGTGGCACCATCGGCCCGTTCCAGTTCGCCGTCCTCTACAATGACACCACGGCAGGCGACCCGCCGATTGCATGGTGGGACTACGGCGCGGCTATTACCCTCGCGGATACCGAGGCGCTCACTATCGTGTTCGATGCGACCAACGGCATCTTCACGGTTACCTAAGAGGGTAAGACATGGCGATTTCACTCAAGCACGCATTCGCTTCTGGCAAGGCAGACGGCCCGGATAGCACCCTTATCCAGCCGTCGAACTGGAATGCGGAACACGTCCTCACCATGGCTACCGCCCGTCTTCTCGGGCGCACCACGGCTGGCACGGGTGCCGCAGAAGAGATCAGCGTAGGTACGGGCCTGACGTTTGCTTCCGGCTCTCTTTCCGTCGATGCCGAACTTGCCGCACTGGCTGGACTTACCTCCGCTGCCGATAGCCTCCCCTACTTCACGGGTTCTGGTACGGCGGCGCTCGCTACATTTACGGCTGCGGCGCGGACGCTGATTGCTGCTGCGGATGCTGCCGCGCAGCGTACCGCGATTGGACTTGACACGGCCAGTAATCCTCAGTTTGCCACTGTTGAACTTGGGCACGCGACTGATACGACCCTGAGCCGCGCCGCCGCTGGTGTTCTTGCAGTCGAGGGTAATCGTGTCCCATCTCCTGCGTCTCAGGCGCAGGGGGATATTCTCTATCGTGGTGCTACTGATTGGGAGCGCCTTGCTGCTGGTACTTCTGGGCAGTTCCTTAAGACGCAGGGCGCTGGTGCAAACCCCGCGTGGGCAAGTGTCTCATCTAGTGGGACATTGCTTCGCGCTCCGCAAATCCTCACGTCTGGCACCAGCTATACGACCCCGGCAGGCTGTACGTCGATTTATGTCGAGCTTGTTGGCGGCGGCGGCGGCTCTGGTTCTGTTTCCGGTGGCACGTCTGTTTACAGCGGCTCTGGCGGCGGCGGCGCTGGTGGTTTTGCAGCTAAGCTATTTACTGTTACACCATCCACTGCATATAGCTATGCAATTGGCGCTGGCGGTACTGCTGGTTCTAGCGGTGGCAACGGTGGCGCTGGCGGCGCTACGACATTCACCGTATCGGGTGTCGTACTTACGGGTAACGGTGGTTCTGGAAGTGTGAACGCATTTACTTCAGGCGGTCAAGGCGGCGCTGGTGGCACTGCGAGCAACGGTGATTTGAATGTTACAGGGAACCCCGGCACTCTCGGAAACGGCGGCAGCGGCGGCACTAACTCCACCGGGGGCGCTGGTGGCGCATCCTTCTTTGGCGGCGCGGGGCGTGGCGGCAGTAACAGCACAGGCTCAGCGGGAGCAAACGGAAGCGGCGGTGGCGGTTCTGGCACAGGGAACTCGACAAATAGAAACGGCGCTGCAGGGGGTGCAGGGATAATTCGCATTTGGGAGTACGCATAATGGCACGCTGCGCAGTCATCGGGCTGGACAATGTTGTCCAGAACATCGTCATCGCTGACCCAGTCGTGGACACGCCACCGGATGGCACCATTCTTGTGGCATCAGAAACTGCGTCTATCGGGTGGATTTGGGATGGATCAGTCTTCACAGACCCAACTCCTCCCCCTGTCGTAGTTCCTGTCCCGGTATCCATCACACCGCGCCAGTGCCGACTTGTTCTCATGCAGCAGGGGCTTCTTCAGCAGGTCGAGGACATGATCGCGCAGTCTACGGATGATGTGCGGATCACTTGGGAGTATGCGCTTGAGTTCAGGCGGGACGATCCGCTGCTGGCTCAACTGGCGGCAAACCTCACACCCCCGCTGACCTCTGAACAGATCGACCAGTTCTTTATTGCAGCCGCACAGCTTTGACATTAAAGCTGCTGGAAAGGAGAAACATTAGATGGCCGTTTCCTACCTCGCATCACTTCGGACAGACCGCCTTCGCTTGGTCCTGAACAAACTTGGTACGGCGTCTGCCCCCACGATTTCGACTACGGGCACGCTCGCCGGAACGCTCGTGATTGGTACTTCTGCGCTTTCCGGCGCGACTGGTGTTCTGGCCACCATCACACTGGCGACTACGCCAGCATCAGTAACTGGTGATGTACTGACCCTCTCGGGTGTCCCTCTGTCGGCGGTGGCTTCGGCCACGGGTACTGCTGCAAAGGCCGAACTCCGTGATAACGCCGGGAGTGTCGTCGTTGGCGGACTGACGGTCACTGCTTCTGGCGGCGGCGGAGATATCATCATCTCTTCGACGGCGATTACCTCTGGGCAGACGGTTCAGGTGACTTCCGGCACCATTACCCATCCGACCTAAGTGTTTTCGCCTACTATGTCGGATGGGTAGGCAATGGCAGCGTTTGAAAGTTCAGCCTTTGAAGTAACGGCGTTCTACGCGGCGCAGACTGTCACGGTCACTCTTGCCGCAACCGAAGCCCCCGATACTGCTGCGGCTACTGCGAATGTTTACTGGGAAGTGGCGCTGGCGGCAACAGAAGCCCCGGACACCGCAGCCGTTGCTGTCAGCAGCTACCACACGGCGGCGCTGGCGGCGACAGAAGCCCCGGACACCGCAGCCGCTGCTGTCAGCAACTACCACACGGCGGCTCTGGCGGCGACAGAAGCCCCGGATACCGCAGCCGTTGCTGTCAGCAACTACCACACGGCGGCGCTGGCTGCGACCGAGGCCCCGGACACCGCAGCCGCTGCTGTCAGCAACTACCACACGGCGGCGCTGGCTGCGACCGAGGCCCCGGATACCGCAGACGTTGCCGTCAGCAACTACCACACGGCGGCTCTAGCTGCGACCGAGACCCGGGACACCGCAAGTGCTTCAGCCAACGTCTACTGGGATGTAACTCTCGCTGCTACAGAAGCCCCGGACACCGCAGCCGTTGCCGTCAGCAACTACCACACGGTGGCTCTAGCTGCGACCGAGGCCCCGGATACCGCAGCCGTTGCCGCAAGCGTTTATTGGACTGCTGCGCTGGCGGCGACAGAAGCCCCGGACACCGCAGCCGTTGCTGTCAGCAACTACCACACGGCGGCTCTGGCGGCGACAGAAGCCCCGGACACCGCAGCCGTTGCTGTCAGCAACTACCACAC